ATGCTGTTACGTTGTCATTACCTAAAGAAAGCGTAAAAGTTGTATCGTTAAAGGCCAAGTTGCCGCTGGCTGTAGGCGTATCTGCATTGTAATAAGTAGAGGCTGTGCTGATGTTATTAGGTCGGACATATATCCGAGCATCATCTGTCGCTGGTAGAAAATTGATAATCTCACAATAAAGGTTGATGTAGCCGCCAGGTATTGCGCTGACAGCCGTACTTGAGCCGGACAGCGTTGTAGTGCTTAGCAAAGTCATGCCACCGCTTGCACCTGCTATAGCAACGTAGGCCGATCCTGAGTAATACTCTGTCGAGTTAGTGTCCTTTAGGAAGGTAATCATGCCTTCTTGTGGTGAGGTTATGGCTGCTGCGCGAGCTGCTGAGTCGGCAAAGACCATGACTACCTGCGAGGCTAGATAGCCATTAGCGTCTGCCGCCGTTAGGACGTCGCCCGTCAGAAACTCTTTGAATCCTAAACCTGCTGCCATTGTGTATCTCCTAGTATCCTAATATGGACGTGCCTATTATACCTGACGTCACAGAATTCAATATGAATCCTTCCACGATAGGCTCAAGTGTTGTGACTGTGCATTTCATGCTGTTAGGGGTTATGTCCCAAGCCAAGCCCTGCACCTGCAAGGTCTTAACGATTGTGCTGCCGTCTGGTTGAACGTTAGTTATCTTTACATTGTCGAAGTAATCGAGGCCGATCATCGTGTCAGTTGGTACATCTGTATCAAGAAGATCAACAGTCATGGCATCAATGCGGATAGTTGTCTCGGCTCTGGTTGCTACATAGATCCGAGCGATGTCTAAGACTTGCGCATCGGTCTGAGGGATCATGTCAGTTACTGTCGTGCCATGAGGGAAGTATTTAGCCGATGAGTCTGCATTAGTTGCAGTCTGCGCTGTGCCGCCGATGCGTGTCATGCTGCATTGGTTCACAATAAGTTTATCGTCGAACGCGTATTTAAGGTCTGAATAGGGAATGCCTGTAGTCTGGTCAAATTCAATAGGTGCAGTCTTAAGTGAAGCTACAACATCGGCTCGATCCTTAAACTCAGCTGTGCCATCTGCCAAGATAAAGAAGGCACCCTGTTCTGCGAACTCAGCAGCCTTAAGAGCTGCAAGCGATGTACGAGCTGTGCCTGGATCAACCTGTACTGTAGTCGATCCGGTATCAGTCACCCTCATCGAGGTAGGGAATGACACCTGATCAAGAATCTTTGTTATGCGAGTGCCTGTAGTCTGGCCAGCAGTGGCACCTGTGACTGTAGCCACGTTAGCCATCTGGAATAGTCTGAAAGCATCCGAGCAGATAATATCGACGTATCCAATCTCTTGCCCTGTTGGATAGTAATACTTGTACTGATCGACATAACCTGAGAATAGGAACTCCTGCGCTGTAGCAGTAGTAGCTGCAACTCGGATTTTGCGTAGTGGAGTTAGGTAGCCAAAGTAAGGGGACGATGCATTCTGAGGGTTAAAGTTAGAGTCAGGATCAAGAACGCGTACTGTGCAGTTACCGGACTCATAGGTATCACGCATGATATTACGGCCACGGCTAATCTTGATTGATCGAGTGACGCTGCTCAGATCGACTACTGGATCTAGTACGGCAGAGGCTGCGAATGTACCTGTGCCTAACTTGCCGTATTTGTTGTCGCCAATAATAAACCCTAGGCCGAATGTAGCACCTTGGCTAAAGTCGAATGAGACCGAGATGGTTGCAGGTAGAGTCATTAAAGAGCAACCGCTCCCTTAAATCCTTGCCCTCGATTAACTTGGTTAAAAGAGCCAGATAGTGAGTCATTGATCTGACCTTCGCGGATTGCTCCACCTACTGTCTGGCCGTCAAGCTCGACTACGATGTTAATCTGCGGGACGGCAGCGCTTCTACCGCGTAAATCTTCAAGACCTAGCGATCCACCGACGCCCATGTCTGGCACGTTAAAATTAGGTACTGCGTTACTTCTTCCGCGTAAATCTTCTAGACCTAATGCGCTACCCATATTAGGAGGCATCCAATTTCGATAAGGATTAGGAGCTTCAGGAGTTGCAAGCAAAGCAGCTGTAAGTGCAGCGTTACGCTTGGTTGCCGCCTCAAGTTGGTCAGATAACTGTGTGGCTAGGGTTGCATTACCTTCGAGGATAGCCTTCTGCAATAGCAAGGAGATGCGATCAGTCTCGCTGATCTTGCCCTTAAGGGCTGCCTCAATGCCGATAGCTTCCAGATTAAGAGTCTTAGAAGCTCTATCTAATGCTAGTTTCTTCTTCTGTTCTGCAAGCGATTTAGTCTGAGTTGCCGCTAATTCTTTCTGACGTCTAGCTGCATCTGCTTCTGCCTTCTTGCGAGCAGCATCGTCTCCTGCGCCAGAATAAATACCAATGGGCATCGATCCAAGGTAGCCCATTTTTATTCTGTTAAAAGATGCCTTAAACGCTTTTTCCTGAGAATCAATAATCCTCATAACTTGATTTTCATAATCATCAAATGGATTGAGGGAGGCTAAGATCGCAGCATCACTTGTAAGGTAGTACAGTTTTTTAAACCCAAAGACGGCTGTGGCAACCATGTCTGCAAGCTTTGTCGCTAGACCTTCAATCTTGGCTACAAACTCCTCTGGATCTCCAGCCGCAAAGGCTGAGACTAAAGACTCAACTAAAGCCCCACCGATCTTCTCGCTTGCTTCGCCGACTGCTGTGTTAATCAGCTCAAACTTGCCAGCGTAAGTGTCAAGGTAGGCGGCATTAGATCCTTTAAATGTCGCGGCAAACTTAGACTGTACATCTGCAAAGCTCATAGTCTTAAGTTCAGCCTGAGATAGTCCTAGACCATACTTTTTTAAGCCTTTAGTGTTGCCTACATAAGCACTTGACAGGTCATTAACTACAGTCTCATAATCAACGCCGGAACCGCGTGAAATGTCTATCGCTTGATTAAGTAATTCTTGAGATTTAGTAACTGATCCCGTAGTCTGTAATAAGCGCTGCATTGCGGGACGTAATTGATCATCTGTAATGCCAGACATGGCCGATAATTCTGAAATGTAACGCTCGATGCGTGGTGTCTCAAAGCCTAGACCAAGGTTCTTAACTGACATGGCTAATCTAGAAGCAGCCTTTTCATCGGCAATAAATGCCTTAGCAGCTGCTTTACCAAATTTAATTACAGCGGCAGTTGATAAACCTATGCCTGCCGCGCCTGCTAACTTCTTAAACGACTTAGATAAACCTTTGACGCCTTTATCAACATCGCCGAGCGCTTTCTTGCCTTTGTTTTCAACGATTATAGGGATGCGTAATTCAGCCATTACTTGCTCCCATTAAACTTGGCGGCGGCCTTTTCAAGTGCCTTAATTACGGCTGCCTTAGCCTTGCCTTGATCTTGATCGTAAGCCTTAAACATTGCGCGGCCTTGCATCTTGCCTCGGCCTGCAAATTGACCAGAGAAGCGCGGCGTAAAGTTGCCTGAGATCCCAGACTTACGTCCAGCGGTCTCGACGATTGCACCTGCCGCTGTCTTATTGTGGATTGATACAGTTGATGACCAGCCTTGACGATTAGGCTTAGTCGGTGTCAATTTATAGCCAATGCCTCGACGAGCTTCTGACGCATCGTACATTGGGAACTTGGCAGTCTTAACTTCATGCTTAACAAATCCAGAAGGCGCGTCTGAGTTAGATGGCAGAAAGCCCCTAGCTAGTTTTACAATAGGCTTAAGAAATCCAACCATCTCATCGCGTGTTGCTTTGTCTAGATCCGGTGAGAACTTCTTAAGTGCTTTGCGGAGTTCATTAGCGCCTTTTAGCTCTGTAGGCATCCTGTTGCTCCTTCGCTCGGTCTTTCAATGCTTTCAGTAACATCTGTAGCATTGATGGATCTAAATCTATTAAGTCTTGTGGAGGGATAGCTGTCTCTATGCTCAAGCGAGCAATGAGATAGTGGATGCTATCCCTGCCTAGGCCAAAGGGTCTGACTCTGCAACCTCGACCGACTTAAGTTGGTCGAGGAAGTCATTTCCGAATGGCTTGACTGTGGTTCCACTTAACCTAAGGCCTTCCCATGCAAGCCAATAGACATCTGACTGCTTTTCATCATCGCGGAACGCTTTGTGAAATCCCTTTTTAGCATATAGCTCGAACGCGTACTCTAATCGAGGAGTGATCTCGATCTCGGTGACGCTGTTGTCTGCCATCGTGACTATTAACTTTGCCATGCTGTGCCCCTTTGTTTAGTTAGATTATGAAGTAGATACTGCGATTGTGCCGTTGACATTAAATGTCACGCTTTGCATTGATAGATCAGCGACAGAACCGTTAATATCAGTGGTTCCGTTGATTAAACAAGTCATAGTGTATAAAGGGTTGCTCGCAGATGTAGCAGCTGATGTCTGCTTCATTGTAATTGTGGTTGATGTTCCCCATACAGCCTGCAAGGTCTGTAGAACCTCAGAAGATGCTGTGTCATTGAGGAAGTCGATTGTGACAGATGATGCCTCTAAGCCCTTGACGAACTTATGGCCTGAGTCACCCATCGCTGTTACTTCAAGCTCATCGAACGTGCGGTTAATAGTTACTGCTGTAACGTGGTCAGACAAGTCAACTGCATTGACTGTCAAGACTACGCCATTATTTAAGAATACAGCCATTGGATTATTCCTCGTCTTTCTTAGTAGTTACTGGCTTTGGTGCTGTTGGTGCTACCTGCCCGATCTTGATCAGGAAGGCGTCTCTTTCTTTTTCCCATTCGGACATGTTAGCTCCAGCTCGTTAGGATTGATATGTTGATACTGCAAGTAAGTAGATCACCTGAGACGGCATTGAGTACCGCAGGAGCCGATACATCAGAGACGTTGTAGGTGTATGAAGATGCAGCGAGCAGGTTAAACACGCGCAGGATGTCATCTTCAATTCCAATTAGGTTGCCTTCGTTATCAAGCAAAGGCACAATGATCGACACCTGAAAGTTAGCCAGAGGTGCGATTGTGTTGTAAGAATTATTAGACGGCGTGATGTAAGGATCGCCTGGACTGATTACAATGCTGTTAGCGATAGGTGTAGCAGGTGGAAAGCTAAATACTGTGTAGAGAGTGTTATCTGTAAGTGCTGCTGCGATACCTGCGCGTAGTGTAGATAGTGTTGACATTAGCCCACCATAGATCGAGGATCAAGAAAAGGCGCCAATAAAGCGCGAACACGTGCGAGGAGTGTATTGCCCATTCTATAAGGTGAAGGTTGAAAGCCATCGATGGTGACGCCGCCAGAACTAGGAGCCTGTCTGCTCTGAAAGATGTCAACGGCAATCATCAGGCTGGCTTCTCTTACGCTTGGAATAGTTGCATAAGTATTCTGTGTTACGCCCGAGACAATGCCATAAGGGATAGTTGGATGATACTCAGTAGCTGTAGGGCTACCAGTCACGGCAAAGGTTATAGATTGATTGCCAACGCCAGTAATAGTCTTAGTGCCATTAAAAGGTGCTGAGTTCTTCGTAACTGTTACTGACTGACCTACATAGAAAATATCTTCTACAGGTATGTCAAAGTAAAGTGTGCCTTCTGTAGTCGTGTTGCTATGGGCTATGTTGTAGTTCTCGTTCATCCATAGAAAAGGCAATAAGGCATTATCGGCAGCATCGCAAACTTCTTGAAGCATTAAAGGCTGTGAGGAATCGTAAAGTGTCCCGACACCCAATACAGCTTTAAGTTCTGCAACTGTCGTAGTGCTCATTATTATCCTTTCTAAAGACTGGCAGGGTAGAAGGGCACTACCCTGCCAGCGACTTAGTGTGGCTTACGCCTTGTTATTCTTAAATGCGCCTGCGCCGACCTTGGTTAAAATTGCGCCATAGCCGTAGTAGCCGATTGTTACCTGTCCTGCTGCTGTTGACTCAGCGCGAAGGCGATAGGTAGGTGACTCGTACCATGTGTACGCGTCTGGGTTCACGATAACGATTGATCCATCTGTGTCAGTACCTGAAGCTGTATTAGGTGTGACGTAAAGGTTGAGACCTGCAACGTTACCCTGTAGGGCTGTAGGTGTTACAACGCCGCCAGCGTTCTGTGGCTGTGATGCGTTGTAGATTGGACGACCTGAATCGTTAAGTGTCATGATGTTAGACCATTGTGAAGTGTTGACGATCATGTTGCGAGCAAATGGATTTGGAAGGCCAAGTGTTGCGTTATAGACAGAAGCTGCACCACGAGCAACGATACCGAGAAGCTCGGATGCTGTTGGGAAAGTAACTGTCGTAGTTGCATCGAGTGATGCACCTGAGATGAGTGCTGCGTTTACTGCTGCATCTGTAGCTTTGGCGTAAGCTGCGGCCATGTTGCGCACTAGTTCATCAAAGAATGCTGGAGATGTACGATCTAGCAATTCTACTGAGAATGTCTGTTGTCCAGCATATTTCTTGACAGTTGCTGTTAGGAATTCAGATGTTGAATCTGTCTCGCTAAATGCATTGCCTTGTGCTGTTTCTGCAACAGTTGGCATTGCTGAGATCTTTGGAACCTCAAATGTCATACCTGCATCTGGCAATACTCCACGAGTAATTGCTTCAATAGATGGTCGGATAGTTGTGCCAAGTGGGTTGACAACTTCGTTAAGTTGACGTGTTGGAACGAGTCCAGGGTTATTGACTGTACTGTCTGCTGCGATGAGGTATTGACGAGCATCTTCATCGCCTAGTGCTGCGCGTACTGATTGCTCTGCGTACTTTGCAGCTGTTAGTTCAATGCGTGGCTTTGTGTAAGCCATTGCTGTTACAGCAGGGCGAGCAGCTTCAACTGCGGCAGCCTCAACTGTAGGTGTTGCTTCGACTGCTGAAGTGGTGTCTTCCACGGTGGCTGTCTCGCTTTCTGTTGGTTGGTTGGTTTCTACGGCTTCATCTTCAGACGCCGCAATATCGGTTACGGCCGCAGACTTAAAGGCTGCTGCCTGAACCAAACTTACTTCGAGGAGTTCTGCACTCGATATATACAGCACGCCATTCTTAGGCTTGGCTGCGTTGACCATGACTCCAACTGATAGACCTGTGCGGAGTTCTTCTGCGGCTTCGATGAGAGCATCTGTGCCACGGGATGACTTGGAAATCTTGAAGGACGCGTAAATGCCGTCTTCTGTCTCGTTAAAAAATTGAGCGCGGCCAATCGGCTGCTTAGCATCATGCTCTAGTAAGAGCTTGACATTGCTCGATTCAGCAATATTGATTGCGCCACGCTCAAAGACTACGGCTCCGGCAGATGTCATTCCTACCTCGCCATCGTAGGGAACGATCTTGCCAGAGATAGTGCGCTCGGCTGCATCTGCTTTTAGTTCTGCTGAGAATGTAATCATCTCATTCATATATCATCCCATGGCTTCCGTTAGGTGTTAGGTCTGTCATGCCCATTGCCTGTTCTACAGTTATGAGCTGTAGGTCAAGCATCTCGCGAATGACTGCTAGTTCTACAAGTGGATCTGTGCGTAAAAAGTTCTTATCAATGTCGAATAGGACAACGTTGCCACGAGCTGTGATGTCGTCCATTGATAGACGATCCTCAATGGCTGAAATAAATGGCTGCAAGGACATTGTTAAGAATTGCTTGCGCTCATCTGTGACGTTTGCATAAGTCATGGAATTATTTTGATCTGCTGAGACGTAGTAGGCAGGTATATTGCAGAGTCGTGCCACTTCAGTCGCGAGATTGAAAATTGCGTCCGAGTAGGCCATGTCCTTAGGTGAGAATCCAACTGTCTCATAATTTAGAGTTGAAGTTAGGTAAGCCGTAGAACGATTTTGACGTGCTGACTTCCATGCTGAAAGTAATCCTTGGACTTCAGAAGGTGGTAGATCAGCGCCTGTATTTTTAAGATATCCGGTAGCCATAGGAGTTGCAGCAGCAACTACAGACGCTTTCTGCACGTCAATAGCTGCGCGAATAGTTGATGCTCCCGTATTTAGAATGCCATCATTAAGTGACTGAAAGGTTACAAGTGAGCCGAGGCCGTCCATCGGTACTGTTGTGCCATCGATGGCGTAGGACTTCACGAAGACGTTATCGCGATCAAGTGTGGCTGTCACGCGGCTGTTAGCAATCCACTCGAAGCGAGATGGTCGTCCATCTTCTTGATAGACCTCAACTACTTGCCAGAATGCTTGGCCGTAAAATAGAAGTGAATCAACTGTGTAGGCAATAGTGACAGAACGTGGCTGATGGTAAGAAGGTTGATCTAGCCATAGAGGACTGCCCAGCATCTCGCCTGTTGACTTCTTATGCAGCATCAATGGAATTGTGCCGATTGTACCTGCGAGAAGATTGCGGCATCGAGCTAGTGCCGGAACTCCGAGAGCTTCTGTGCGACCAACATAAGCAAATTGAAAGGGCATTGCATAAGGCGAATACTCACCTAAGACTTGCGGTGCGTATTGAGCTTCTACATTAGTCTTCTGTGTTGCACCTGTAAGGCGCGAGAGGATACCCATAGATGGCAATTATACACTACATGTTGTGTTATTCCGTGTAGATAGCCGCTACCTGTTGTGGCTTTAGTAGCATCGATACAACCATCGCTAAAGAGATCGGTGCAGATACATCGCCAGCGCTCTTACGCTTTACAATGCGCCAGCTCGAATCGTTAGTCTTTGCCGCGCAGTTATTCATCTGCTTTATCAATTCTTCTTGGCCGTTATGGACTACTCGACCATTGACTAGACCATCAAGAAGGTCAGAGCAAGCCTGATAGAACTGCTGGCCTGAGACATCTTGAGTAATCTGTGAGGCATTAGCTAATCTTTCAGCGATGGATTGCGTTGTGTATTTGTCGAAGCAAATCATTTTAGGTCGATATTGATCAGCCCATCCCTTGATCTCAGCTGCGATCTTTAGGTCATCAACCGAGACTTGCGACTCCCACGTCTGCAAGATTCCGACACCGATTCTTCCGTCACCCATAATCTGACCAGCAACGAGGCTCGCATTGCGGCGAGATGGAGATACATCGAAGCCAAAGACTGTATAGCCACCGATCGGAATCTGGAGCGTGGCATCGGAGGTCGCCTCAAGTATTCCATGAGGCCATGGACTCTGTAGAGAATCAATCCATTGGCATAGAAGTTCAGTCCTAATATCTTCAATTT